GTGAGCGAGTTGGATGTTGGCGAGGATTCCGTCACGCTTGAGCGTACCTTGGAACCATCGCAACTCTAGTGTCTCTCGGTTGAGAGTATTGACCGCGCTATATCGCTCGGTCATCCGGCTATTGTGAATCTTGTCGCGGAAGTCTCGGTAAGGTCTGCCGTAATCGTCGAACTTGTACACATCCGAGAACTTGGCGTAACTACTACCCTTGCGACCACCTAACTTAGACATCTCGATAGCGTTGGAGTACACGAGCGAGAGGAACCGATGAGTATGAGCACCGGAACCGAACCCGGCGCGTGATATGTGGATGTGTAATCCACACGAGGACTCAGCATCCCAAGACCTAGCGGTGAAGTTGCGCCGGATGTCCTCAAGGTAGCGAAGCATCGGGTTATCGGGAGACATCCACGCATCAAGCGTGTGAGGATGAGAGACAACCTCGAATCCCCTACGCTTGGTGTTAGCACCGATGGATGAATCATTCTTGAGATAGAAGGATGTCTCCATACCTATCGCTCTTGCCGCTTCCCCTAAGTCTCCCCATACTTCCGTCTCAACTTCGATGCCGAAGTATAGGTTGTGCTTGTCGGTACCGATGAACTCCGGGTCTGGCTTATAGGAGTAATCGTGGATGCTTGAGCGAGGGTCAGACTCACACTCGCAACACTCGGCGTTATAGTACACATTGTGGTCATCGCACCACGAGTGATTATTGCTGGCGCAATACTCGCACATCGACTCATCGGTGTCGTTGAGGGTATAGAAGGACACCCGACTATCGTGATAGCGAGCATCGCAGTTGTCGCAATAGGTCGAGTTATCCATAGCGCACTCTTCGCACCACGATTCCTCGATGCCCTCGATGAAGTAGAAATCCTCGCCGGTTCGGTCACCACATCGGTCACATACCCTTGAGCAAGTGTCGCAATAGAGCGACTCGCCTATCTCGTAGAGTTGGTCACGATGCGCGGTAATCCATCCGCAACTAGCGCACTCGTAGTTCACTTCATCGGTCATATTCTCTCCTTCTCTCGCTTGGAGTCGATGATAGCGTCATTGACCTTGTTGAGCAAGTCTCCCGTCCGGTTCGCTAGGATTCGGAAATCGTTTCGCTTGTAGTGTTCGATGTGATGGCGTAATGCTTGGCGCATCACTTCGACCTCGGTTTCGGTAAGGTCTAGTAATAGGTTCTCGCTCATACTTATTCCCCCTCTTTCACTCGGTTGATAAGGCTTTCGGCTATCTCGCGGTAGTCGATCTTCCATAGTGACCCCACATCGAGAAGTATAGCGTACACATATCGGCTTGCTTTCACATTCTCATAGGAGAAGATGCTTTCCTCTATCCAATGCCGAAGGGTTTCGGCTAGGTGTTCGATGTTCACCGAATCACCATCATTAGGGTAGTTCTCAAGTTCCGCACCGGCATAGCCTAGCGAGTGTTCATTGAGTCCTGAGTCATTCGCCATATGTAGCGCCATCGCCCAAGTCTCTTGATTAGACCATCCTTGATAGTTACTACTCATATCAAGCCCCTAACCTAGTGCCTAGCGTGTATCGCTAGTGCGTGGCGTGGCAGGGAATCGAACCCTGCGTGAACCCTTCACGCCTACCTTGCTCTAATCTTGGTGAATCGTACCTATTTCGCGCATCACTCGCGCATCGAAGGTATCGCCCGAACCCTTCACGCGTTGTGCGCTTAGGCGGTAGGCAACCTTGCGATTCTTACTAGTGCGACCCTTGCGACCACGCTTAGGTCGAACCACTTCCCCGGATACTACCCGAACCTTGCCGGACTTATCGGTAATTGTTACCGGGAAGTCATAGCGTGTCCGTTGTGAGCGTGTTCGCGTGGCGAGCGAGTGTCTCCCTCTCGCGGTTGAGCGAACTTCTCTAATCGTGGCAACCGTCATATCTAACCCCTAACCTAGTTTCACCGGATACCTTCCGGCAGTAGTCCGGGAGGGAATCGAACCCTCCCGAACCTACTTATAAACAACTAGGCGAATCACTTACTATGGGAGAGAATCGACACTTTCGGCGCTTGGTCTAGGGCATCCACGCTTTGCGACTACGATGTGAACCCGGTTCGTGAATCTTCGGTGACAATCTGACCGGATTGAGGATTCAGACCTAGTTCACGCGGATTGCCCGCTTCGGTCACTCTCACCGGTGGTTCTTCCAACCGATAACCCGAAGTGTAAACCCGAACCCTTCGAATCACCTAATCGAATCCACGCTCAGCAAGATGAACATTAGGTGAACGGAACCTGAGAGTCTGCCTAGAATCTTGGAATCTGGGCGTGTCGCTATTGACAGTAGACAAAACGGACGAATAAGGGCAAAACGGACACCTACCACACTTCCGGGCGAGAGTCAATAGGTAACGGGAAAGTGAGACGCAGGTCACACTATCGACCCTATCGAACAGATGTTCTAATATGCTGAGAGGGGGCTGAGAGATTCCTGAGAATTGTCTGGGGAGATAGTCGAGCCTTCCATCAATACGACTTATGCGACATATCCGACTTTTACCTAATGTCCGTTTATTACTATATGCCCTAACCGAAAGAATACTGAGAGAATCCTGGGAACTTCCTGAGTCTAACCCTCTAGTAGAGGTCGAGGGTTCGACCCGAGGCTTTATAAATCGCGCTTGTATATTATGTATATAGTCAACCCAAATATTTCTGTTATATCAGGGGGGCTATATATAGCTTCTGACCTGCGGTTTTACCCCCTTCGGGGGTTATTCTAAAAATAGTTCAGTCTAAAGTGTGCGTTTTTGCGATTTGCACAGGTTATCTTATATGTAATATATTTTATATTCCATATACGGAGCTTGCTCCGTTCTGGACTACGCAAGCTCCTATATAATATATATAATATATAACTATATATGGGGGGACTATGCCGTTTCACGGCACCGATATATGATCGTTTTCTGAATGGGGATAACTGATGGGGCGTAAGCCAGGAAAACAGGACATCCCCAAGGATGTGGCCCAGAAGCAGGTCCTCGAGCTCCTAGCCAATGGGGCGACCATCATCGATGCGATGAGGGCTGTAGGGCGAAATGACGTCACCTTCCGCCAATGGTCAATGGCTAACGCCGAGTTCAAGGCAGCAGCCGATAAAGCTCGGCTTGAAGGTAAGGGTGTCAAGGCTGACCTGAGCGCCCTGAAGGATATCTCCTTCGAGGACTTCTCCGAGCAGTTCCTAGAGACCAAACTCTTCGACCACCACCTCTCCTGGGTCGACCTGATTGAGGGTAGGGAGCCACGCTTCACCCACCCGGCGATGACCTACGAGGTATCCAACCCCAACCGAGTCCTGATCAACGTCCCACCCGAGCACGCCAAGTCGACGGTCATCACAATCAACTACGTGACCTACCGGATTGCGACAGACCCCAACGTCCGAATCATTATTGTTTCTAAGACCCAGGGTATGGCTCGCAAGTTCCTCTCGGCAATCAAGACCAGGCTTAGCCATCCGAACTGGACTAAGCTACAGGTGTCCTTCGGACCCCAGGGTGGCTACAAGGCTGACAGCAACACTTGGTCGGCAGATATGATCTACCTGGGTACAGGACGTGACTCAGGCGAAAAGGACCCTACGGTCCAAGCTCTTGGTTTTGGATCTCAGATCTATGGTGCTCGCGCCGATCTGATTATCCTCGACGATGTGGTGATGAACGCGAATGCCCACGAGTGGGAGAAGCAAATTGAATGGCTTCAAAAAGAAGTCATCACCCGTCTGGGACGGCACGGAAAACTGCTTGTAGTAGGAACCCGTGTCGCTCCCATAGATTTATACAAGATGATCCGGGACGGCGGTCAATGGACTGGCGGTAAGAGCCCATTCACCTATATGGCGATGCCAGCGGTGTTGGAGTTCGACGAGAAGCCAGCCAACTGGAAAACCCTCTGGCCCTGGACTGATAGGCCCGAAGGCGACATCGATGAAGCGAATGAACAAGGACTCTACCCCAAGTGGGATGGACCGTCTCTCTTCACTCGACGAAGCGAAGTGGCGCCTTCTGTCTGGGCAATGGTCTACCAACAAGAGGACGTCCAAGAAGATTCGATCTTTGCCCCTGCCTGCATCGCAGGTTCGGTCAACGGAATGCGAAAGCGCGGACCGCTCAAGTCTGGCGCTGCTGGTCACCCAAAGTCTGTTGAAGGCTTTACCGTTATAGGTCTTGACCCAGCAATGGCTGGTGCCACAGGTGCAGTCGTGGCTACCTACAACAAGGTCGACGGCAAGATCTATGTCCTTGACGCGGTCAATATGACCGAGCCTAGCCCACAAAAGATTCGCAACCTGATCGAGGATTGGGTACAGCGATACCGACCACAGGAGTTGCGCATTGAGATCAACGCACACCAGAAAGCATACGCTCTGGACGACGATCTCCGCAATTGGCTCGCTGCTCACGGCTGCTCGCTGGGTTCTCACTTTACTGGTAAGAATAAGTGGGACACTAGTTTTGGTGTCGCTTCTATGGCAATGCTTTTCGGGACTCTTCGTGACGGACGATTCCAAGACAACAACATAATCGAGCTTCCTTCCAACGAAGGATCTGAAGGTCTCAAGACCCTCGTCCAGCAACTGATCACCTGGAAAGCTGACACGAGAAACCCAACCGATACCGTGATGGCTCTCTGGTTTGCTATCATCCGCATCCGCGAGATGATGCAGATGGGGTCACAGGTGTCAAGGTGGATGAACAATCGCTGGACTACTAGACAGCAGAAGGCACAACGAGGGTCTATCAACCTCGAAGAAGCTTTCGCTGAGCAGTGGTCCCAAGTATACGGATAGGAACTATGGCGCTCTCACAGGAACAAATTGCTGCACGTGTGCAGTCGATGCGCTACCGCAGCGCTGACCGCGATGCACGCAACCTTGACGTCCTCGCTGTACGCAAGGGACGAATCGCTGAGGTCTATCCAGACTTCTTCCCAGATGGCGTTGACGCTAACGTCGTAGCAAACTTCATTGACATCGTAGCCCGCGACCTCTCTGAGGTTATGGCTCCGCTACCTGCTGTCAACTGCTCCGCAGCCAACCAGACCTCTGACCGAGCCCGTGCCTTCGCCGATAGGCGCACACGCATCGCCTCAAACTATTTCTCACACTCCGACCTCGCTGTCCAGATGTACTCTGGCGCAGACTGGTACCTAACATACGGTTTCCTCCCATTCGTTATCGAATTGGATGAGGAAGCGAAGATGCCTCGCATCCGCATAGAAAACCCACTGGGTGCTTACCCAGAGTTTGATCGCTATGGACGATGTGTCGCATTCGCAAAGCGGTATATGCTAACACTGGGCGAGCTTGTCTCGATGTTTCCAGAGTTCGAATATGAGCTTCTTGGTAGTGAAGGCTACAAGCAAGACCTTACTGCACAGATAGAGCTCGTTCGATATTACGATTCAGACCAGTCCGTCGTATACCTACCCAACAAGGACAACCTTGTTCTCTCCCGCGCCAAGAACCCGCTTGGCAAGATGATGATTGTGGTAGCTCGCAAGCCATCCGTTGACGGAGAACTGCGTGGTCAGTTCGACGACATCATCGGTATCCAGTTGCTCCGCAACCGATTCGCGCTCCTTGCTATGGAGGCAGCAGAGAAGTCGGTCCAGGCACCCATCGTTCTTCCTCAAGATGTCCAGGAGCTTCCACTTGGTGGCGACGCTATCATCCGTACAGCATCTCCTGCTGCGGTTCGTCGCGTAGAGCTCAACATCCCAGCCGGTGCATTCACCGAGCAGACTCTTCTCAATCAAGAACTTCGTACCGGTGCTCGTTACCCTGAGGGTCGCACCGGAAACATCGACGCGTCAATCGTCACCGGTCAAGGCGTGCAGGCTCTTATGGGTGCATTCGATACCCAAGTCAAGAGCGCACAGGCTATCTTCGCTAGCGCACTGCGCGATGTGATCTCGATTTGCTTTGCCGTCGACGAGCAGATCTTCCCAGAGACCAAGACGATTCGTGGTGTGGATGCTGGTAGCCCATACGAAATTGAGTACAGCCCACGCAAAGATATCAAGGGTGACTACTCGGCAGATGTCCGTTATGGTATGCTTGCCGGTCTCAATCCAGCACAGGGTCTGATCTTTATGCTCCAGGCTCTTGGTGGCGGTTTGATCTCCAAGGATCTGGCAATGCGTGAGCTTCCGTTCACGGTCAACGTGACACAAGAGCTCGAGAAGATTGAGATCGAGAATATGCGCCAAGCGCTTCTTGGATCTCTACAAGCATATACCCAGGCTATCCCACAGATGGCTGCAACGGGTGGAGATGCTTCTAACATCGTACGACAGATCGCATCAGTTATCAAAGCAAGACAAAAGGGACGGGCTTTGGAAGACGCTATTGAGGACATCTTCGCTCCTCAGCAACAGGTTCCTCCTGCCGGAGCTGCCCCTTCTATGGTTGAGCAACCGTCCCCTGCTCCCGCTGAAGCTCCGGTGGGAGGCGCTCCTTCTCCAGTAGAAGCAGCCCCAGCACCAACGCCTGATGTGCAACAAATTTTAGCAAGCCTGACAGGAGCAGGTGGGGCAACAGGTAGAGCCACCACCATCCAGCGACGACCCATCTAGGAGGAGATATGCCACCACGCAAGAAGAAGGCGGCTCCCCGCAAGAAAGTTAGACAGGTCAAGCGAGTACGAACAGTCAAGAATCCGTTCCATAGCAAGCTTGAAGTATACGCTATCTGGCTCAACGAATATTATAATGCGCTTAGAGCAGCAGGTTTTCCTGAAGATATCTGCCTAAGTCTCGTGATGGATAAAGAATCATATCCAGCGTGGGTAAACTTTGAATTACCCAAAGACATAGATGCTAGCAAGTTTACTGACGAAGAGGATGAAGACTAATGGCAGAACTATCCGGAAACAAAATCTCCGGCACTGGCGGAAACGGACAAAGTGGAAGTCAGCCCATTCGCTACATCCCAGATATGAGATCATTAGGCTCGACGGGACAAGAGACTATGGCACAACAAGAAAGCGCTGCAATGTACAAGGAGCCTTCGGTTCCAGCTGCATCACTTCGTGATTTGCTTTCTGATACAGAGGCTCCAGAGGAGCCAATGACAGCAGGTGTCGCATTTGGTCGAGGCCCAGGACCAGAAGCTCTCCCAGCCGACCTCGGTGGTCGCCGTGTAGTTGAGAATACTGAGATTGTCTACAAGTATTTGCCAGCGCTAATGGAGGCAGGTCGCCTCCCAGATGCGCCAGATTCCTACAAGAGTTTCTTGAACTACTTGATGGGCAGTATCAAGTGAGTAGTTTCTCACCCGGTACTATCTTCGATAACGTGGATAAGTTTGCCAACTCTCTCGGTTACGAGAATGCTGGCATCGTGTTGTCGCTCTCGCTGATCCCTTGGGATTCGGTAGAGGACAGG